TCATTTACAATTCCATTATCTAAACTATCATAAACAAGTTTAAACATATCTCCTTTTAAAGCGAGATCGTTTACAAGATTTGTAATAGAAGATTGTGGTTGAGTACCTGTGTGATTATCTCTATCTAAATAATAACTACCAGGTTTACTATTTAAAGCAGAAGAATTGAGTACGATTCCAGTATTAAATGGATCATATTGTGATTGATACATTAACCCAACCCCTGATGGGATAGTATCATTTAATGCTTTTACTATTGCATTGATGTGACCAAATTTGGCCAATGACATATCCTCCTCATTGATCAGAAATGGATCTGGTGATAAGGGGATAAATAAATCCATTATGTTAATTAAGTATTAACCAATCTGATACATCTGTGATTCCTTCTGCCACATATACTTTAGATGCTGCAGTATCTACATAAATTTGACCAATAGATTGTGGAACAGTATCTGTTACAGTTGGTGTTCCAGCACCTGATAACGGAGCAGTTTTATTAATACGATCATGTGCAGTTTGCCAATCGAACAATTTTTGAAATGGAGATATAATAGACATTATTTTTAGTTTTTAGTTTATGCAGAATTTTTAACAGCTTTAATATTTTTTCTTGCAATTGTTATGTTATTGAAATCCTTATTGTCAGCAATTTGCTTACCATTATTTGATATCAATCTGGTTCCAAATGTGTAATACCCATGCCAAAGTTTACCATCAACATCTTTAAAACCCTGACAGAATTTAGTACCAGATACAAGATATGCATATACTTCCCAATGACCTTTTTTGGCAGATATAATTCGTACAACTATACCTGGCCTTTTTTTCTTTTTTGCCATGATTATGTATATTAAAAGGGAGGGTAGCTGATACCACCCTCCCGATTAGTTAAAATGATCCGCCTGTGACAGGATTTCTCATCACAATTTTAAGAACCTTGGTTGGATCTTTTACCCAAATTGCGGGCATTGTTTGAGTCATCATTACACGATATCCATTGAACTGACCAGATGATGCAAAACCTTGTGTTTTACCCATATAGTCCATGGTACCATTTTGATACCACCATTTCAATTGATTATCCCAAGAAAGTTTCAACATGTAGATATTATCATTTCCTGTATCAGTGATATCGAAAATAATAAAACTATAAGATGAAAGAGGATTACCATCGATGATTGGATTCTCAATATCGTTGGTATGAATGTTATCAAATGCAGGATTCAATACAAACTTCACATTGGCAAGGAATGGAATTACATAACTAGTGAATGAGAATCCATAATTCAGATCCATTCCCTGTCCTGTAATTGCACCTATACCGTTATTTGAAGCAGCTTGAATAACAAGACCTGAATTAACTGCTTCAGTCTTGATTGCCTCATTTACCAAACGCATACCACCCATACCTGTTTGTACAATCAATGTACGTTTAGGATCTGGTCCCTGGAATTCAACCCTACCTGCGTAGAAATTGTAAAGTTCACTACGGAACAATTCCAATGAGAAGTTAGACTTATTGTATATACGCTTGAATGAATTATCAAGTTGTTTCCAAAGACCTACAGATAAACGAACATCATCTGGTCCATCCTGGCGAACTCGTCCACCATGACCCCACATTAAGTAAGTTTCAATATCAGTAGCAATCTTTGTAAGATGTGCTGCTTCCATTGTGGTAAGGAAAGTTCTGGTCAACGTGCCATTGCTCATTGCTTTCTTTACCCAATCTTTTCCTTTAAATTGAACCATAGTCTCAATACTAGAGATTGATGGATCCATAGTCTTATCAAAGTTTCGCCAAATTTCTGTTACAGGAACAGTTCCATCAGCATTCATTCCACCTTTGATCATCATATCAGCGCGAGAAGACACACTATAATGTACGTGAGCTTCTGCTCCACCTACAAAGTTGTAGAACTCACGAAATCCTGCTCCTGTCATGATGTCAGAAAATCTTTCACCATATTCTCCCCTGGCAGAACCTTTGCGGAATATTTTAGTACCATTTTGCAGATACTTATTATCCAGGAATTTATAATTATCATTATTTACCAGCTGCACTGTATAAATAAAGCCATCACCCATTGGAAGGATATCATCAGCTGTGATATACATCTCACAACCATTGTATTTATCATACGTGATGATATCACCATGTCCAAATTCACGACGATTGATTTTGATCTTGAAAGTCGTTCCATCAATACCTTTAGTGGTATTATCACTTTCAATATCATCTAGTATATAAGGAAGTTCCTGAGAAACTGGTGTTTGCCATTTCCATTCACCTCTTGCATTATCAACCATTATGATATTTTTCCCACCAAAGCTGGATAGTTGATAAAGGGGCATTTCTACTTTTTGAGCCATAGCCCAAATATCAACTGGACCTAAATCCATAGGTTCAGCTGTTTTTAGCATGTTCACGAGGTGATAAGAATCAATATGCGAATTTGCTTGATAATTAGTATCCCTCAAGAACAGGCCATTATTTAATACTGGTGTTGCCATTTTTATTAGTTTTTATTATAGTTTACAATTAGTTTATCTTATTAATTTTTAGTCTTTTTTTAGCGTTTAAAAAAGTTTGCACTCGGCTTTGCAAGCTTTTCCTTGTTTGGTTTTGCTTGAATGTTGTCTTGATTTGTTGTTGAAGCAAGCTTGTTTGCTTCTTCTGTTTTGAGCATCCGCACATGTTTCTGAGTGGTTTCTTTTTTACCATTCTCCTGAATCTTAGCTTTGTAAGTATCAGGATCAGCTAGTAACCACAATACCTCAGCTATTAAAGAATGATTAGGTTCAACATATTGATACTTTTCCAAAAGATGACCAAGCAGATTTGTTCCTCTTCCTGATCTTGATTCGTATTTTGGTTCAACTAATCCAGAAAATAAAAACCCTTGAGTTTTTTTATCAAGTTTAATACCATTTAAATCACCTGGCTCTAATACATTATATAAGTTATCTACATATTTTTGAGATTCCCTTTCTCTTTGTAAACGTAATGTTTCTTGATTCTGTAATCTAACAGTAACAACTTCTTCTTGTAATGCATCTAATTTTGGCTTGAATTTCAATGCTTTACTTTCTAATTCATCGCGATCATGCCAACCATCAATTTCATCTTCTATTTCATCAGCTGTACCAAAACGAGTAGCCATCAAGTAACTGCGAATAATTTGTTTTTGGTCATCTTCTTTTTTTGGATCTAATGTTTTGATTTCTTCTGAGGCTGAGAGTGATCTGAAAAGTCCTTTTAAATCTGTACCACCATCAGCTACATATTTTGCAGCATATTTTAATTGGTCAGGGAGCGCGTCGAAAAATTCAATAGGAGCTTCTTCTCTTATTTTACGCTCATTTTCTTTCATATTTTCTTCGAGTAACTGCTCAAAATCAGCTAGTTTATACTCATCAAAAGATTTGTCATCATCAAAAGGAAGAATTAACTTTTTCTCAACAAGCTTATTCATTAACTCTGCTATATTCCCTGTAGTCTTGGTTTCTTTAGCAGATCCCTCATCATCAGGGTCTTCAATAGAAAGAGTTTTTTCTACTTCTTCTGTGGATACTTCTTTTTTCTTAGCTTCAGTATCCTTAGCTTCTCTTGCTATTTTTTGTTCTTCAGTTTCTCCTTCAGGTATTTCTGTTTTTTCTTTCTCTTCTTTATCAAGAAAAGACATATCAACAGGTTTAGAACTGAAAAGATTTTGTGTTTTTGATTTAGATACTTCTTCATTTGGCAGCATAATATTCTCAGAACCAGGGGTTCCAAGGATATTATCAAGATCCATGTCTACTTCTGTTACGTGTGTTGTTTCCAATGTTGTCTCAGGCATATAATTTAAGATTTAGTGACTGATTAATAATAATATAAGCAAAAATATCGAAATAAACTTTTTATATTTATCATATATAAAAATTAATCTCAATTACATAGCTACTTCTTTTTAGTAGATTTCTTTTCGGGTTTCTTTACATCGTATTTATTTTTATTTTCTCTAGCAATTTGTAATTCAACATTTTTCATTTCTCTTTGAGCTTGGAGTTTTTCACGCTCCAATGTTTGCTTATCTCTAAATTGCTGAGTTTTAGATGTTTCTTTTTGACGATCAAGATTCATCACCTGGCCAAATTCATCAGTTTGTCTGATTTCTTTCATAGCATCCAGATAATCACTTTGTTGATTCTTATCTATATCCATCATGGCACCATAACCCGCAGATCTTATTTCAGCAACAAGAATATCTTTTCTGCGATTCTTCTCATTTTCCATTGATTCATAATCCCTTTCTAATTGTTTCTCTTTAGCTTCTGCATCAATTGCCATCTGAGCTAATTGTTGTTCTGAACTCATCTCTTGTTGACGACGCTCATCTATTTTCTTCTCAGTTGCTTTCAATGTATGATTAAGTTCTGATAATGAATCACTTTGAATAACATTACCTAAATCATAAATACTAGCACCTGCAGTATTATTCTTGATGGCGAGTTCTTTCATCATTTCTAAAACAGCTCTATGATTAGCTTTTGTGGTACAATAAATATTAAGATCCCTAAGCAAAAGATCTGTGCCATTTAGTTCAAAATTAACCTTTTCATCATTACTGGTCATATATTGTAACCTTAATGATGGCTTAGTTGATTGATAGAACTGAGCTAAATCTGTTCGCATCTGATGTACTCTAGGCATCAGATAATCAGAATGTTGTATAAAATATATTTCAGTTTGTACATAAGATCCTGTTACAGCTTGTTCAATACCTGTAGCTGTATCAGTTTGTCCTATTTGTTGACCTAATCTTTGTGGAGTAACACCAACTGTTTCAAAAGCTTGTTGTTTAAAGAATTGAGCAAGTTGTACTCTTGAAAGCATTCTTTGGGTTTGCTCAAGATTTAAAGTCTGAAAATGCTGGAAATTTAACGCGTTCTCAGTATTAGTTATAGATGTATCTAAAGGAAGCATTTGAAAATTCTTCATTGCTAAATAAGCTTTTGATAAGTTATTTGGTCCCCAATCTTCACCTAATGAATGTTTTGGTAATGCATTCTGATCTAATAATATAATGGTTCCAAGTTCATCAACTAAAATATCAGCTATTTGGTTATTGACAATATTAAAACCAATCTGAAAAGGTTTCATAAGATCTACTAAAGATGAGGATCGAGTATTACGATCTGAAAAAACAGCACCTTCAACAGGAAGCTTACAACCATATAATGTATTATCACCCTTAAATTGAAATTTTAAAGGCCCTATTTTATTTTGTTGTATTCCCAAATACATAGGATTTACACCACCAGGTCCATTCATTCCCCAAAATGAAGGTCTGTTTGGCCCGATCTTAAGGCCTCCATAAACCTTATTAATCCAAATCCAATCTATATGTTCTCCAAATACTAAAGTATCTTTTGTTTTGTTCTTGATAAAAGTGTTATTATAAACAGGTTTATCAGTAATCTTATAATCTTCATCCACAATATCAACAATGATTTCACCATTATCAGTTATTTTGGTAAGATGACCTACTTTATGTTGTGATTTCCAATAAGATGTAGTAACTCTTAATAAATAAGCTTCTCCCAGATCTGTATAATCTTCTGATTCATTAAGTAACCAATTTATGATATCTCCACTATTATTAATTGAATTATCATACATGCTGGTAAACTGACGATATGCTAAAGAAGGCATATCCACATTCCAATCGTGGCTTTTTGTAGGATCATAAAAGGTACCATCATTCTGATAACCTTGCATGGTATAACCTGCTGCTCTTACAGGATATATTGCTTCCAGAGATTCTAATTGATCTTCTGTCATTATGTAACCATATTTGTCAATAACATCTGATATGGTCATCATTTCTATTTTTCCTACCCAATTTCCTTGTGAGATATATCGTGCATCGGGTGATTTATGATAAAAGCATAAAACAGGATTCCATAGTTCTACGTCGTAATCATCCTCCATCATTCTGAAATGCCAAAATTCTCTGTCTGCTATAAGCATATCCCTGAATCCGCGTTCTTCAAGCTCGTTCATTCTGAATCGTTCCTCATCTACCTGATGTTGGTGAGAAGCCCATTGTTCACACATGGAACGATAATCTTTATTGAAAAATTCTTCTATTTGGGGAAGAGATTTTAAATTCTCTGGAGCCATTTGCTCCTGCATTTGTTTTTGGACTTCAGGATCATTAGGATCTAATCCTGATTCTAAAAGTGCTGCCATCATTTCCTGTTCAGCCTGAGCAAGAAGGGTACTACTTACCATTTCCTTTTTTTGCTCCATCTGTTCATTATACGAATAATCATCAACAGCTTTAAAAGTGACTCTCGTATTACGCTTAGCAAATTCTGTAACCAGAACATTTATCACATTAGGAATAATAGGATAAAATTTAAGTTCTAATGCACTAACATCCTCCTGAACTAAACTTTCAACAATATCTTTATACTCATTGTCTTCTTCTACAATATAATCTGTTCGATCAATAATACCTTTTGCAAGCTTGTAGTTTTTCATCAACCTTCGCGCATTGCGTTTGATTTGCTTCAAACCTTGCCATTCCAACCAATCCATATTCCAGGCAGTCCATTCCTCATTCTTCTCCTTTCGTGGAAGAAACTGAATAGGTTGGGTAATAGAACCCATCCTATTATACTTTGCTTTTTTACCAGCTTTTAATTGAAGAGCATTGAGAACCTCCATGTTACATAGGTTTAGTTATAATAATATACAAATTTTATTCCTTATTAACAACAATATATTGAGATACAGATAGTTTTAACTTTATTTCAAATGCTTAAAAGCACTTCTTTTTAATATAGTACTCTTTCCTGTTTTATTTCCCATATGTCTAAAAATAGTATTTTTAGGAAGTTCATATAGATTTTTTAATCTATCAGGATTCTTATCATTTAATCTTTCTACTCGTTTCTTTAAGCCACGATTAGCTTGTTGCACTTTTGCGAAAGCTATTAACGCAGCCAAAGCTACTAATCTATCCACATTGACATCAGGAGTATAAGCTCTCATTTCAAGCATGGCCATTCTATCAGGAATACGTTCTATACCATATGTGTTTTTTACTATAGTACCATCCTCCTTAGAATCAGTGTGAATAACTTCTTTCAGATATTCAATTAAATAACTCAATAAATGATTAGAAAAAAGTACCCCTGTATTTTTCCATCCATATTCCTGATAAACGCTATTGTTTGATCCTAAATCTTTTAGGAATATAATTTGATTTTTTGGTACCAGATATTTTTGCTTTTTTCTATCAATCATATGTCTGATAAATAGAGAAATATTATTTTCTACTATTGTCCAGGCATTATACCATTCAATCAAATGTTCCAATTGTTCATGTGTTTTATTAATATCATCATATCTTCCGCACCAGGCAGCTACAATTTTATCTTGTTCTAAAAAAGTTTTTGTTTCATCACCATTAACTCTGGTTACCTCGATTGGATTTTTATATATGTAAATACTACATAATGAATCAGATGTGGTTGTTTTACCTTCTGATACTGGATCGACTGATCCATAATATGTACCAAATTCAGCATTTTTTACAGGTCTTTCATAAACAACAATGACACCTGTTTTATCTTCAGTAGTCTTAGTTATTGGAAATTCTGTAATTGGCAGTTTATTACTGATTGATGGAACTATAATATTATTTTCATCTCTGCTTAGAGTTATGTGCTCATAAGGATATGTTTTATCATCTATTCTGTTTAATTGAGATGTTACTAGATTTTGAGGAAACTTTGATACATTTCTGTATGCAAAGGCTTCCGCTATGTTCACTGGGTGTTGAGATATACGTAGTTGATACTTTTCTGCTGTAAGATCTTTTTTCCACTGGAGTCTTTCCTGAATGATTGATTCTAAAGCATCCTGTACTTGTGAATTACCATAATCATCTATATATGGGAGCATCGACCATTGTTCTGGAATGAATAGGCCTGTTATTCCTGTTGATCCTTTCTCATCCAAAAGATTGGTTTTTACACCATAGATGTCGTTGCTTTTGGGGTAGTAGATCATCTGCTTTAGCGGATCACACTGATCCAAATCTCCTACTGAACCAGCTGCAATAAATAAACCTGTGGTCATTTGTCCTGATCTCATGGCAGGGAAAAGAAATTCTACTGTTGTTCCCATGGTTGGGGCAATTCCTGCTTCTTCATAAAAGAATATTGTGCAAGGCCCGCCAACTCCATTTGTTGGATCCTTCTCAAAAGTAACACCCTGCATTACTCCCTTCAATCCTTTTTTGTAACTTCTTCCTCTGGTAGTTTCTTCAATTTGCTGTTGCCAAATAAGTACTTTTCCAGGATTCATTGGCCTATACCATGCAGTATGCTCATCCAGAAAACTTTTATATTCAGTTAAGAATTTCCATGATCCTTTCTCATTTATGTAGTCCTTCAGACTTGCACCCATTTTTAATATAGGTGTTTCTTCAAACCATATCTGATTAATCAGCTTAGCTGTATGAAAATAACTGGAAGCAATCTGTCTTTTCTTTAAAATAGCAGCATGTAAATAATGAAGTTCTGCAAGTATTTCATATAATGCCATGTGATACTGAGCATCTCTTACTTGTGGAAAATCGAACTTTCTTTGTTCTTTATCATTTATAGGTAGAAAATTCAACCACATATAATAATCTCTAGGAAGATACCACTGGTTTCCCTTATTCTTAAAAATTACTCCTCTTCTGCATTTTAGTTTCTGATCATCCCAATAAGTAATATAATCTTTACTCATCATAGGATTAGCACAGAAGTAATTATCTCTTCTAAAATTTCTGGCTTGCTCATTAAAAACATATGAAGAATCATCAAACCCATACAAACCAGGTTCTTTAAAACAACTTAACACAAATTCTTTAAACTCATCACGAGTTTCAAATATCGTTGTGCTCCAGTGTCCTTCATCCCATGTAGGAATTTCTGTATACATCAGTTAGTGTTATTAATATTATTTCCACTATCTATTATATAATCTATAATTATATTTATAGAACTAGCTGAAATAAATTCATAATCCCCTTTTTTACCTTCTTTCACACTTATATATTTTTTCATTTCTGATATATGAACACCATGCCATAAAAGAGTATCAGGATCATACAAAAAAAACCAATCTACCAAAGATTCAGTATTACGTTCAACCATACCATACTATTTTTGGTCATATGCAAGACCAGCACCCCCACGTACATGAGACTGTTGTTCTTCCAATAAATCTTTATACGCTCCTTTAAATGAAGATCTTATGGAATCAAAGTTTTTAGCAGCACTTATTAAAGCAGGAAGATTTCCATCACGACCACTTGTTATAGCAGTATCTTCCATATACTTAGCTAATTTATCAAGCATTGTTTTAATTCCCCGAAATGCCCTGGCTGAAGCAGTGTCATACATTGTATAACAATGTTCTAATGCCTCAACAATAGGTTCCTCATCAGGTGCAAATGTTGACTTAAGATCTGACAGTATCATGTCTTCCTTATCTAATTCAGGGACATTAAAGTACACATTAATATCGGGATTAGGACAAGTCATATAAAACAAGTACGCATAAATAATAAGATAATTATCTGGATACTCGTCCATTATACGTTTAAGAAATGGTAACATGTAACAATGTTCTGTTGGTATTACAGCACCATTTTGAATATCAAATAATCTAATCATTTATTATATTTTAAAAGAGTTATTATTTCACTTTTTAAATAAGGTACAGGGTAAGGAATTACCTGATGAACAATGTAATTATCATTATAATCTTTTTCTAATACAGGGTTACCATACTTATCTTTATCAGGTTTTGTCTTAAATGTAACGTGATGTAACTCAAGCTTTCCAGGTTTTAATGTTGGATTATGCCTCAATATTATATACATATACAAACTCAACTGTAAAGCATAATGATAATAATTACAATCATCTATATGGTTTATGGGAGTTTTCATCTTTTGTGATACTCCCTGCCAATTAGTATAACTTTTCTTCTTTATTTCCTTATTGGTTTTATAATCTATAATATCCACTTTATTACCAACAACTTCCACACGATCAGATTGTCCACAAATACCTGCAGATTCTAAAAATACAAAATGTTCTGGATATATGCCTTCTACCATAGTTTGCTCAGGAGATTCTCTGAACCCAAAAGATGTTAAAGGCCTGATTATTGGAAGATGTATACCATCTCTGGATAAAGTATTTATAGATATAAGATCTGCTTCGCGTTGATCATGATACCAATTACCAAGTTCCATGGATCTATCGGATTCAGCAGACCATATTTTTTGAATAACCAAAGGATCCATTCCATACCACTTTGATTTTTTATTAAGAGATACTTTTTCTGAAACAGATTTTGCGTCAAATTTATTTTTAAATTGACCTATAAAAGTAGTTACACTTGTCCATTTTATTTTACTGTCAGGATCTATACTTATATAACTATGATCTTCAGCTCTGAATCTTACTTTCATGTCAATTATCTTTAGCTAGTCTTCTTATTTCTCTTTCAAATTCTATTTCAAAATTTATCTTTCCACCTTTTCCTGTCATGATTATACCATTATCAGTTAGTAACCTATAAGCACCATCAGGTAATTCTCTTTCAAGTTTTTCTCTTAATTTCTTTTCCCAATCATCATCAAGAATTGTCATCGATTCCAAGTTCTTTTTTGATTTCTTTTTCTTCCTCAAAAGTTGTTATAGCATCCCATTTATCAATGTCGCATTTTTCAGATAGAGATCTGATCTTCCATGCTAATTTACAACCACATAATGCACAACATGGTTGAGTTTTAGGAGCAAAACATTTATCACCTACTCTATCTATATTATCACATCCAGAGCAGATAACCATTCTTGCATTTGCTATATGCTCAACATCTTCTTTTTTAAAAGTATTATTTTTAATACCTTCTATTATGTTTTTTCTATTTTTCCAGATTTCCAATATAGTCTTTGCCATATCTTTTTTCAAGTATTTTACTACGTTTTAGTTTATCGTTATCTAATTGTGATTGTAATCTCAGCAGAGATTCATAATATTGTTTCATTGATTCTTTCTTTTCAGAACTTATGTATTTAATCTTATCCATTTTTCTGACATAATTTCCAAAATCTTTGAGATGTTCTGAAATTTTATGTGGCTTTACTTCAAATGTACCAAGACCTATTACATACATTCTGTGATATTCAAGACCTGTTAGCTTAATTCTAACACTCTTCCAAAAGAAGGACATAACATCTTCTATAAATGCTCTGTCAACATCGTTTTCATCACAATATTCTTTTATAATATCCTTTGATCTAATCGGAACCAACGTGTGCTATTTTATAATCTAATAAAATATTACCTCTTGTTTGTATTTTTAAACCAGGATTTATTTTAATTTTCTTTTTATTCTTTCCTTCTTTTATTATAAGTTTTATTTTTTCAAGTTTTACTATACAATTCCTTACTGTCTGTGTACTTTTAAATATTTGTTGATTGGTTGCTTCTTCACAAAAATCTGTTAAATCATTATTCTCAGAAAGAGCAAGAAGAGTCATACATTTTAGATCTGACTCAGTAACATAAATTCTATTTACGTAGCAATGAGTTAATAACTGATATTTTATAATATCTGATAACTCCATTTTAATACGTTTGTTTACTAGGTTTACTTTTGCCATTTTATATTTATTACAGAGAAGTAATAAGATCGACTAATTCTTGTTGAGGCCAACAATCAGTTTTATCACTTCTTACATTTGTGTGAGTCCAAAGACCTGGTAATCCTTTTAAAGCGTCTTGTTGAATTTCGAATGCATAATTAGAACGAAAAGGTATACCTAAATGTTCATGAAGACCTTTTCTTAAGTTTATATTATGTCTGTCAGCAATATCCAATAAGAGTATTTTTAAGGAATCAAGTTGTTTATTTGTATACTTATGATAATGAGTATAACCTCTGAAAGGTTCAGATAATGTACCAACCATACATAAAGGAACTTCTTTATTTACATAATTTATAAATTTCCCATTTGATGATTCTATAAGAGGTCCATAGTTACATATCTCTATAGCTATGGACCTCTGATTAATTGTTCTGTTATTTTGTTGCTTTAATCCCAAATGATGAGCCCAGTACTTTTCATCAAATGCTCTATACACAACTCCATCATATGATGACTCATCCGTAGATGTACTTAAACCCCCTATAACATACGATGTAGCAACAGCTATTTTTCCATTCGTTTTTGTTCGATCAAATTTCCATGAATCGATAGCCCAATCTGGTCTATGACCACCCGCTGTATGATGAATATAAATAGAATCTTTTTTGCGGATATCTGCATAATATTCTCCATAAGGAAGAATCTGATCAACAATGGTCATAATTATTTTTCTCTACGTAATGATTTAACTTCTTCTTTGTTAGGATTCTGATTTTGGGCAGCTGCTGCTTTTTGATCTTCTTCTAATTTAGCTAATTGGAATTGATAACTTATTCTCTTTAATCTGTATTCTTCAATCTCCATTATTAGTTTTTCATATTGAGCTTGCTTTTCAAGAAATGGCATTTGGGAATCCCAATGAGCTTCCATATTCTTTTTCATTTCAGCAATTTGTTCTACTGTTGGTGGTACTTTAGATTCTTCCATAATTATTTATTTTGATTTACATCAAAGATATAAAAAGTTTAAATAAAAAAAGTTTAAATAAAAGAAAAGAGCCTTAAAATTAATTAAGACTCTCTTCAACCAAAACGACAATTAGAACCAAAAAAACTTACGATGCTTTCCTTGCTGCAATACTTTTAGTTGATTGGTTAGTAAACCCTGTTCTTAACAGTATGAGAATCAACGAGTAAATAATTGTAATAGCTTTAGATAACCCAGGACCTATATAATTAAACAAGTATCCGCTATTCATAAACTGTTCAAAACCACCAAATAACATACCAGTGATAGTAAGTAGGTAAAATACAGGATCCAATCCTAATCCTGTACCAACCAATTCAGAGTGGCTTTGTCTCCATTTTAGAACAAATGAGATTAAACTAATGGAAAATATTGATATTGCTGGAGTTATTAATCCTGCTTCTCCCCAAATAGGTAGCATTGTGACCAATACTGCCAAAAGATTAAAGAAATTAATAACAGAGAATGTTTGTTTATTAATTAATCCTTTGATTCCCAACCAAATGATCATGAAAGGATTAGTAGAAGTTGTGTTCATAGTTTTATTTATTATGATTTAATATATAATATACAAAATATTTAATAAAAAACCTAGTGAATTATATCCAAGCTATTTTTATAATCCCCCTTTGCGATGAGGGGAGTCCCGTATCATCAGTGGTAACGGTGAAGTCCCACGGCAATTTCCTTAGTTCGTCATACACCTTCTTTGGCACTAT